CGAACCCGAAAACATAATCCCCTCGACACATGCAAACGCCACGAGACGTGTGGAAAACGAATCCCCCCCACGCATATACTTGTAGCAAAAATTTGCCTTTTCCCGAATAAACCGAAACTCCTGTATAGCATTGAAGAGTCGATGCTTCTCCTTCCGGTCTGTTATATACGTATCTATGAGATTCGCATATACCTCCTGGTGGATTCCCTCCATCGCAACCTGGAACCCATAGAACAGTCTCGCCTCGCTATTCTGGACATCGTTGTAAAATCGAAACGTTAGGTTCTCATTCACCAGTCCATCTGCCCCGGCAAAAAACGCCAAAATCATACTGATAAAATATTTCTCGTCGGGAGTCAGTTTGCCCCAATCGACTAAATCCTTCGACAGGTCGATTTCCTCCGCCACCCAAAACGATGCCACCGCTTTTTTATACATTGCCCATATATCGTGATGCTCTACGGGTAAGACTACCAAACGTGATTCGTCGGGGGTTAAAAGAGGTTCGGGTTCCATCGTATATACTCTATCGAGATTTTATATGATGGGTTAAACCGAACGGCATCGAGTCCATAAAATTGATTGTCTTTTTATTTTCGACACTATATCAGCAACTTACCGAGTCATATTCATACCCCGATATTCATATTCACGCTCATATAAATCAATATGCTTTCCACTCCACAGCAAGTAGATGAGAATCATAAACAGAACCATCTCCGCATAGTTCCCTACGTGACATCGTTATACTACGAAGAAAAAATAGCACAGGAATATTACTGCCGGATTATTATAGCGTCCAGTTTGCGTGATATACTGAAAGACGAACCGATGACTGATGAAAACCTTATCCGTGAAAGCGTTCGTCTAATGGCGGAATTTGCGTTTTATCGAAACGAGGAAGAGCAAAACAAACATCGCCATCACCTAACCCTGCTACGATTGCAGTCATTAAGCAACGACTATAAAATAACAAAAATAGAATATACCCTGGCAAAAGTCGTTGCCGAGTTCTTCGACATAACCGACAACGGTGCTTCTCTCGAAAAAAGAAAAAAGATGCTCGACAAAGTCCGTGAGATATGGATAAACGCCAATCACAAATTTAAGAATTAATCCGTGAGTAATCCACATTTATTCGGGGATTTTCCCTTCGCTCCTCGACCACAACTTTTTCCACATTCACATTTGATAGTAGGTAAAACAGTCATTATGGATGGTTTATGTCTCTCGAATACAACTACAAACGAATACGCAAACCAATGTCTAACATCTACCATTAGCATTTGGGTTATACCGAATCCGGCATTTTGTATTTTCATTATACGCTCGGGTGTCATATTCATTGCCCCAAATATATAACAAAATTTATCCGTTATGCGTATGGTATGCTCTAACCATTTCGTCCATATCGAATACGGCGGGTTCCCAATTATCAAGTCATACTTTTCGGTTTCATCGAAAAAGTCCCTACCCTTCGTTATCTCACACCAGTGTTTTTTACATTCCGGTAAGTTATCATAAAACACACCTTCGCCAACCGAAGGATCCAATACCTTCATATCGGGTGTTATATCACACATTTCAATCATTTTTTTGGCGAGAGACAAGGGGGTATAGACGACATCGTTTTTACGCTTTCTGCAAGTATCACCAATTTTGCTTATCGACATTATATAAAATACTCCTAAATTAAAGTAGGGCAAAAATAACGTTAAAAATTTCCTTCGATATACTTATAAAACGAACAGGGTTGGTTTCGTAAAACTATCCAAAAATACCTACCTCTCCATTTTTTTACTGCACAACAGGTTATAGAATGAATGAACCAACCGCTTTCGTTCAACTCTTTTAATCTTCCGGGTGTGAGAGTCCCAAAACAGTAATCATTACCCAGAAATGCTATACCCTTATTTGCTTTGGTCGTATAATACTTCAATAGTTTCCAAAACGCATTTTCCCTTTTTGTCCCTTCCTGCAACCGGAATGGTGGATTCGATATAACCCAGTCATACGACAAATCGTAGTCTTTATAGTCTCGCCCTTCTGTAATTTCGCACCAATCCTTTTCGACGAAATCGGGTAGATTGTTATAAAATGAACCTTCACCTCTAAATGGTTCCAATACTCTATCCCCTTTCATTAATGGGACACCCTTTATCAACTCTTTCGATAACGACTCTGGTGTCTGGTGGAAAAAATATGTCTCGTCCTTTATCGCCATTTATACACAATACTCCTAAATTAATGTATGGTATATAGAATCCCATATAACATACCCAACACGATACTGAATACTTTTTCCCTTTTTTTCCTTTTTTCCGTTTTTTCCGCTTTTTCCAAACTCCTATATATTTTTTCATTCTCGTAAAGGAACTTTATAAAAAACGGAAAAACCGGAAAAAAGGAAAAAACCGGAAAACTACTCTTCGTCCTCCATATCGAATGTTTCTTCCTCTTTTTCATTCAGTTTTATCCCTTCATATCCCCCCTTGTAATATTTGCCGTTTGTGTCTTTTCCACATTTTCCAAGGTCTTTATTATATACATACCCCAAGCGTTTCATATTCTCTTTCACCTTCTTCTCCGGCATTCCGGATTCCAAAACCAACTGTTTCAATGCTACACGGGCGTCGGCATCGACGACGCAATTTTCCTGTATCCACGACCCGAACTCGTCGTTCGCCATTTTGGTTTCGTGTGCGTCATTTGCAAACTGTTCCGGTATTTTCGGGAGTTTGTGGGTGTAGTATTTATTGGCGTATTCGATAATCAACCCGAAGATTTCGTTTTTGTAATCACGTAGCAAAGTATCACGAAGGGTTGCATCTGCACGAAACCGTAGTTGTTCCGGCATATCCTCTTTCAACTGTCCTGTCTTATCGAAATGAGACCCGTATGAGATTTGAACGTATCTATTAAATACGGCGTCCTCGTTATCACCAATTTTGACAGTGTGATTCGTGAGACCATACATTTTGAACTGAACCGAAATTTTCTCACTCGTTCCAAACATCACCTCGTTTTCGGTCGCCAACCCATTCGCCAATTCCTTCACGAAAATGGCGTCCATATTTTTGGTGCCAAATTCGTCTAACCATACCAACCGTTTCCCCTTCATCAGTGTAAGTTGCTTGTGCTTTTTTCCGTTGTCTTTTTCCAAAAAGTTGCCTTTTGTATTATAGACATAGCACGGCATCAGTTCAGTGAGAATATCGAAGTAAAACGTCTTACCGTTGTCCCCCTTCGATTGTAGGGTCTTATCAACGCAAAAATAGAACGATTTCTCCAAGTTTGCCCGACCGATGAAGGTGTAACCAATAATGGAGAGGAAATACTGCAAGTGTTCGGGGTTGTTATTCATAATTTTCAACAGGGCGTTTTTGACAAATTCGATTTTTTCCGGATTCGATGGATTATAGTCGTGCTGTATGGTGTCGGTTATGAAATCGCTCGACAAAATACCACGTCGAAACTTTCGGGTTTTGAGATTGAATACACCATTCGTGAATGCCAGGCAATCAGTCAGTTTATCGAGTCTATCGACGAACAAATTGTCGCACACTGTTGCTTTGAGATTACGTATAATCATACTGGAATATGCAGGTTTCGAAATGTCCTTATACATTTTCAAGTAGCGTTTTTGAATCTCGATCAGTTTGTCTTTTGCTTCGCCTTCTGCTCTCGATATTTGCTGTGCGGTTTGTTGATTCCCCTCATCGATGTATAACCGTGTCTCTCGGGTAATGTAGAATGTCGGGTCTTTCACCTCCAACCACAAATTCTTATTATTGACGCAATACCATTTCTCTCTACATAATACGAGGGTGTTTTTGAGCGTTTTCGAAATGACTGTAGCACACATATAGGGGTCTTCCAATTCATCGATTTTGATATAGTATGACGGTTTCGTTTCGGGTTTTTGGATTTCGACGGATTTTTCGCTGTTCGTCTCTCCGTCGGTGTCGGGGTCTTCATTGACGGTTTCTAATAATATATTGCGTCCATCGATTATTGGGCGTTCTGGTTGAGTAGGTCTAAACATAGTTAATATAGCGTCTGTTTTTGTTTTGTCGGTTTTTCGCATATAATCGATAATCGAACCCATAGTAAGTCCGCCCTGTAGAAATTCGAACCCGTCCCAATAGTCCTGAACCGAACTACGGTCATATTCTTTTCCGCCCAACTTCGAGAAGGTGTGCCATAGAGTAGAGTCGTCGAACGTGTTTTTAATCGCCCACCCGATACGAATCCAATCGGCATATTTCCCCGCCTGTGCGTATGGAACAAGCAAGTCGAGTCCGGCATTGAATATTGCTCTGTCTTTCTCGGCATCTCTTACGATGGAATTGTTTGCATCTAAAACCGGTCGTTCCGGTATTTCTTCGACCCATAGGTGTGCGTTTTCGGGTATAAAGGCAGTGATACATGATTGTTCGAATGTTCCTGTTTCGATTTTCAATGGTCGTGTTTCGAGTGGTTTATTCGAATGTGTCGAACGGATTTTTTGGTTTCGCCCGTAGGGTGCTGTATCGAAAACATCGCCTTTGAATATATTCTCTCGGTCGTCAGCGTCGATGATAATGTTGGCGTAAGCATTGAGTTTTGCCACGAGAAGTTTTTGGTGTGAGACCAACCCGATAATGTTATTGAATACGAAATGGAAAGACAATTTACAAATAGGTGTGTCGTCGAGTGTTCTTTTACCAGCGTTGTATGGTTTGTAAAATGGACTATGACTTGTCGAAATACACACTTGTCGAGAGTCATATTTCTCATCGAAGAATCCGGATAATACGTTTTGAATCATTGCCCTGATGCGGGGCATTTCGGTCATATACTCTCTTCCTTCTTGCTCGTCATCTACGGGGTATTTGATATCGACATCGAAATACAATTTGACGGGTTTGTCGTAGGGTATGAACTCATAACAGTTTCTTTTTTTACAAAGTGCTTCGTATTCGTAAGCATTTATCGAGAGGGGGTTGAAAGCATTCATTTCGGCAGAGTAAGAAATCATTGTTGTTAGTATGTGGGAAACGCAAGGGTAGTATATATACAATGTAGAAAAAATTGTATCTATATTGTTTTTCCTAAATGTTTTGGAATCCGGATTTGGGATTCACAAAAGTATTGCCAAAAATTCAATCCGTATTTTTTGCCACGTTTTAAATCTACGTAGGCGGTTTCGACTGCATATACGAACTCGTTCGGGATTTTTTTCACGCCATCGGGCAACCGACGCTTTGTTTTGTGCGATAGTTCCGTGCATGGTGATTGATGATATAGGGTGTTATATATAATACCCCCATATTTTTAAATCAATTTTTTAGAATCTATAGTTTCGTTCGATTCGACGTAGGAACATATCGTAGCACTCGGGGTGGAAACAGACGACCCATCGGGCAAGTCGAACATATTCGACATCGTCTCCTCTCACAAAAAATCGACAGTAGTGGCAATAACCTGACATATAATATAGGGTTATATAAAAATGGGGGCGTCTCGAATATTGGAGAGATTATGTGCTTGTAAGGGATTGAGTCTCTCGGTGAATGTCCCGGGATTCGGTAGAGTCTTTCCACCGATTTGTCCTAATGAGATTGGATCACCTGCAGTCCTGTAGGCATATACATTCTCTTTCCTCTTTTGATATATTGACGCAGCGTTATAGGTAATAGCACGGTCTCCGGGTTTTACGAGTTTCGAGACTATCAACCCACCGAGAGAATGGGCGACCAATGTGACTGGTGCCTCATATTTCTGTTTTGCTTTTTGATACGCACTCTCGTCCTGCTTGTATCGAACTGTGTTTTGTATTCGGTTTAACCCTATACCGGCAACGTCGGTTGCTACATCATACGGAGAGAATATGTCAGTGCCTCGTGATACGAATAGCACTTTTTTCGTTGTAGGATTGTAGGCAACGAGGTGTCGATTGGTTGTGAGGTCATTATCGAGCACATACCCGAATGCTTTCAACCGTTTTGCCTGTTTTCGTTCGTTATTGAGATACCCGATTCGTAGTGCTTTGTATAAACGCAACCGTTTCGGTTTTCGTAGTGGTCTGGGCATTTTTCTATGTGTATATATATAGCATAGATTTTAGAATGAAAATAATCGAGCATACTGCCCCAAAATTTCCAAGCGTGAAGATGGTGGTTGATGCAGTCATCGACCCAAAACTGACCGAACACGAAGCGATTAAATGTTGCTTCTCTATGAGTTCAACGACGATTATATCGGGCGGTACCGGTTCGGGCAAAACGAGTTTCGTTGTGAAAATGCTCCGTAGTGTGATGAAAAAGGTGTTTCACGAAATCATTCTTTTAATGCCGGAAGCAAGTTTCGGTTCGATTGCGGAGAAGGACAATCCTTTTTTAAAAATACCGAGAGACAACATCTACCACTCGTTCGATGCAGATACACTCTCGACAATTTACGCCCGTATTGAGGAAAACGCAGCGGACGGATACTTCACACTATTGATAATCGATGATTTCGGTGCAGACCTAAAGAACAAGCAAAACGAATACATACTGAATACGATATTTTTAAAACAGCGCCACTTAAGAGTCAGTACCTTTTTACTCGTCCAAAATTTCTATATGGTTCCCAAAAAGATGCGAGAGATTGCAACGAACTTGGTAATGTTTAATACCAACAAATCACAGAACCAAAAGGTCTTTCGAGAGTTGTTCGACCTGAAGGAACAGCAGTTCAATGCTCTCATTCGTATGTTGCCTACAGCACACGATTACCTGATTGCGAATTTAAAATACAAACGCATTTTTGTGGATTTCAATGAGGTAAGTTTCGAAGACGAAGAGTAGAGTAGGGAAACCAAGGTATCCCCTACGACCCCTTCCTTTTATAAAAAAATATCCCTATAGCATATACCATGGCAAAACGAAAGAGTTCGAAAAAAGGAGGGGGTTTGGGGGAACGTAGTTCCCTCAAGCAAAAGCAGAAACAGACGCAGATTGTCAATGTGAATATTCACGGAGAAGCGAAACGGAAAAGCACTCGACGACGCAAACGCCGACAACCAAAACCAACGATGGAAGATATAGCGAGGGCAGACTATTTACAACCACAACAGTTACCAATCGTAGCATATCAAACCGGATATGGAACCTACCCGATAATACAGGGACAACCCGCACAGAACGTTCCACCACCACAACCATTTTTTATGACACCACCGGTACCACGCAGTATCAGTTTGGTTCCCGAAGATATAGGGCAAGTTGGAACCGAAGGTGCAGTGGAGATTTTAGAGCAACCCACGAAACGGGAACAATTAAGTGAATTGATAACACCTGTCGAATTGCCACCCGAAGACATTCCATTGAAAAGTAATTTTACACCACAGTTCAACCCGATGGCGGACATTGGCGGTTTCGATTTTGGAATTGGTCCGGTGTATGAGGCAGAACCAGTTCGATACAATGCTCCGGACGATGCATCAATGGCGACGGCGGTTGCCGAACCCATATTGAAAACTGGGTCAAAGAGTTATTACATCCAAAAAATCAAAGAAATGAGTGGAAAAGAGTTGAGAGCAAACGAAACGACTTTAAAGGAACTGAAATACGCTTACAAAATGCTAAAAGGTGGAAAACAAAAGTAGGTATTATTTTATCACACTATAATATAAAATGGCAAACGTTACGGGCAACAATACATTCAATAATATATCAATCACCGGGTTGGACGATGTAACAGTCGATAGTATTTCAGGAGGGACAGCATCATTCACGAATATCACGACTGATTATATGACTGTGAATCAGGTGCTTACGTCATCGTTTCAGTCGTATATGGATTTAGCGTTTGCGAATACTCTCCAAATCAATAACAATCTCGTGTTCGGTGCTCTCATAGATGGTATCGATATACCGCTAATCGACAACGTTTCTACACCGAGCGGGTTGGTGACACTGGCAAATCGAGGAAAGACATATTTAGCAGACACAGCATACACGAATGGAATATCAAACACGGGAACAATAGCGACCGATGAATTGATACAAACCGGAACAACTGCATTAACGATAGCGAACTTTGCGTTCGATACACCGGTGAGACCAGTGAATACCGGAACGAATTATATAGGGTCGCCCGGAACAATTACCGGTTGGTCGTTTGCGAATATATCGGGAACCGCACCGTCAGTGTTAGCAGTGGGTCGTGGATTTTGGGATACACTGGGTCCCAACACATACGTGAATTATTATCCCGATTATCCAACCGTCAATCAGGCACTCTCGATACGGCAAACGACAATCGGGAACTATAGTGTAAGTCAAAGCATAACAGTAGCATCAGCGGGATACTATTTGGTGTCGGGTTGGATTTGGGGACGATATTTAGACTATACAGCGTCCCAAACTACAACCATCACATTCGGTTCTCAAAATTCGGGTGCTATCTCTGCTACAGAGCAAAATTGGAAAAAGATTCAATTCATAACGCAAATAACCACAGCGGGGGCAAATACTCTTGCCATCAATGTGATACAGACAGTAGCGGTTGCTTCGACAACGGTAATGACGAACTTTAGAATAACGAGAGTCGGTGGAATAAGTGCTCGAAAAACAGGAACCGTATCAGCAACCAACGCTATACTTGCCGAAACGAATATCGGTATTCAAAGCACTGGTATATACAATGTAGGGACGATTCACAATTTCGGTGCGATGAACGTGTATGGAGGATTAGCACCGAGATTGAACGCAATCACAAATAGTATGGTTATAGGTGATTGTAAATTTGGTGGAGAAGGACAAACGAATGATGGAGGGACGAATACGGTGTTGATAGGTTATGGCATCGGCGCCAACATTGCCCAACCTGCCGGAACAAACGCAAACCTCACAAACATAGTAGCAATAGGAGCAGGTGCTATGGAGCAGTTGAATGCAACACGACTCGATGGTATAGCGATTGGGAGATTTGCGTGTCGTTATTCAGCGTGTAATAACGGTATATTTATGGGAACAAATGCAGGAGCAAATTTCGGGTATTCCGGTTTAACGAATATGACGAACAATATAGTAATCGGGCATTTTGCGATGGCACAAATTTTCACACAGAATAATCAGCAGAATTGTGTAGTGGGCAATTACGTTATGGGTGCCGTGGATGGGACGAACAACAAATCGTATAATACGATTATGGGACACGGTTCGGGATATAATACGATGTCGAATTATCACAGCGTAGTTGGTTATAATTCGTTATATAATAATAGTGCAGTTGGAAGTGTAGGGAATTCGATTCTTGGAGCACAGTCAGCGAATACATCGTCGGGTGCGAATACTCTCAAATACACAACAATGCTCGGGTATGGCACTGACCTAAACACGAATATCGTTTGTGAGAATTCGACAGCGATAGGTGCGTTTTCCAAAATACTCGAGAGTGATGTCATTGAGATGGGTGGTGCGAATCAAACGTCCGGTGCGTATCCAGCAGTGGTTATACCGAATAAGGTAAAATTACAAACGAACTTCACTATCGGTGCAGTGGTCGCAATCACTCTAACATTTAGAATTCCCGAAAACGTAATCGTGAGCAGTAGCACAACCACGTCCATTGTTCTCCCGACACCGGCAACAGCGAATATAGGTTGTAAATTTACGATATGTCGTGGGTATGCTTCGGGTGTTCCAACGCAAATAACAATCACGGCAGGTGGCGGTGTATCGATTGTCGGTGATGGTGTGTCGTCTTCCCCCTTTTATACATGGACATATAGCACATCACAAATCACAGTTATGTGTGTTGCAGCGTCAGGTGTGGCGTGGGTGATATCGGGTAAGGAACTCAATCCAAAAGAGGCAAACACCATAAATATGGTTCAATGGTCTGCAGGAAGTCAAACGCAGTATCTTCCATTCGGTCAGCAATCCTCAACACCGAATTCGTACGGTGCTGTATATACGGATATCGATTTAACCTATAACCCAGTCACGAATATTTTAACAACCCCGACTCTCAATGCAGGAACCCGAATCCAGCACCGCAATCAGTATTTAAACGAAGTCTCCCCGACGTTATATACGGGTGGGAATTCCTATGTTCTAACGCCACCGTTTTACGAACACTATACATTCAATAATATAACAGCGGGAAACGTAAATTTTAGAGTCGATCCATCAGTGGCATCAGCAAATTTGGGAATGCGTTTAACATTCAGTCGTATGGGTGGTGGATATACAGCACCGAATTTTACAGGGGGAGCATTATTCTCGGCAGGAACGGGAAGTAATCAGGTAGTATTTTGTAAGACAGCACCACAGGGAGCAGTCACAGGTGCTCCATTGGTAGTCGATGTGAATCAGTTCTCGGCAACAATGACGGCATCGATTATTCAACCGGCAGGTGCGGGTACGGTAACAACGACAGCGGGGTCTCCAAACATAACGGTCAATACACTCACGTCCGGGTTCTTAAATTCGGGAGGCACGATTACCATAGCGGGGGCACCATACGTTATAATACTCAATACTGCAGGTGGAGGCACAGGTTCGTATCAGGTGATACCCAATGTCGTAGGAACGAATATTGCTGTAGCATTCACGAGCAGTGTATCGTATGGGTGGGTGCAAACGGGGGCGGTGTAAAGTCGAGCGAGTGATAATATATATATGAAAAAAATATATTCATACATATATAGAAATGTCATTGACTCTCGTTCCTACCCAACCCAAAATCTCGAGCGATATCAAACGAGCAGAGATTACGAAAAAGATTCGTGATCGTATTATCGAGTTGAACCTCAATCTCCCGCAATACAAAAACAACAACGAGTTCGTATTACTCGTATTGAACCTTATAGAGCATCTCGTCAAAAAGAAATACAAAATCGACAAGAAGGCACTTGCAGTGGAAATACTCTCGGCGTTGTTCCAACTGAATCCGCAAGAGGTTGATTCTCTCGAAAACAACATCGAGTTCCTACACTCGAACAAAATGATAAAAAAAATCAGTTGGTATTATGCCTTCTGTTGTGGGGTAATCGAATATTTTTCGAATGGAAAAAAGTGAAGAGGGTGGGGCGAAATTGTATAAGCGTAGGTAGGGATATGGCGGTGAATCAATTTTTAATCTCCCTAAATAGTCCGCATTGCCTTATGCTGTATAACATTGCTACGGCAAACCCGATTCAAATTGCCATATCGATAATAGCGTCTAAATTCGGTATCTCAAAGACTCTCGTTGTCCTGATTCTAGCATTCATTTTATAATTTTACAAAACGATATAAAATTATAAACCTATAAAAACCTATAATAACCCATACCTATGCCCGACTACTCTAAAGCAAAGATTTACCGAGTGTTTTGTGGAGACGACGAATACATTGGAAGCACGATACGACCTCTGAGTGAGAGAATGAATCAACATAGGCAAGCGTTTAAGACCGGAAAAAATAGAACAACCTCGTGTATAA